AATATTAGACGGATGGCCGCTTTAGCCTTTTCGTTTGAATTTCAAATTAGAGTTCTTTTATTACAATTATGCCATTTGGTACTCACTATATATTGAGTACCGATATACAGGTGATAAACATCCAGAACCCAATTGGTACCCATTTGACCAAGTCAATGGCTCCTCCTAAGCGTTTTCAAATATATGCCAGAAATTATTTCCTCACTTACCCACACTGCTCTCTTACTAAAGAAGAAGCACTTTCCCAAATACAAGCCCTAGATACACCCACCAATAAAAAATTCATCAAGATCTGCAGGGAACTCCACGAAGATGGGAGCCCTCATCTGCACGTGCTCATCCAGTTCGAAGGGAAATACAGGTGCCAAAATCAGCGATTCTTCGACCTGGTCTCCCCAACCAGGTCAGCACATTTCCATCCGAACATTCAGGGAGCTAAATCAAGCTCCGACGTCAAGTCCTATCTGGAGAAGGACGGAGACACCCTCGAATGGGGAGAGTTTCAGATCGATGGAAGATCTGCTAGAGGGGGGCAACAATCAGCCAACGACGCTTACGCCGCAGCGCTTAACGCAGGCAGTAAGTCAGAGGCTCTTAGAGTCATTAAGGAGTTAGCTCCAAAAGATTATGTATTACAATTTCATAATTTAAATGCTAATTTAGATAGGATTTTTACACCTCCTGTGGAGGTTTATGTATCTCCTTTTTCTTCTTCTTCTTTTGATCAAGTTCCGGAAGAACTTGAAGTCTGGGCTGCTGAAAACGTGATGGATGCCGCTGCGCGGCCATTGAGACCTAAAAGTATTGTCATAGAGGGCGATAGTCGTACGGGGAAGACGATGTGGGCTAGGTCACTGGGTCCACATAATTATTTGTGTGGTCACTTAGACCTTAGTCCAAAGGTCTACAGTAATGAGGCCTGGTACAACGTCATTGATGACGTCGATCCGCATTATCTAAAGCACTTCAAAGAATTCATGGGGGCCCAAAGGGACTGGCAAAGCAACACAAAATACGGAAAGCCAGTTCAAATTAAAGGCGGAATTCCCACTATCTTCCTCTGCAATCCAGGACCCAATTCAAGCTATAAAGAGTTCTTGGACGAAGAGAAGAATTCTGCACTCAAAAATTGGGCTTTAAAGAATGCGATCTTCGTCACCCTCGAAGGCCCACTCTACCCAGGTTCCAATCAAAGTGCAGCACAGGCTAGCCAAGAAGGGGACCAGGCGTCGACGTGTTGATCTCCCTTGTGGATGTTCTTATTTCATAGCACTAGCCTGTCACAGTCATGGATTCACGCACCGGGGAACTCATCACTGCAGCTCAAGCAGAGAATGGCGTGTTTATCTGGGAGATTCAAAATCCCCTCTATTTCAAGATAACAGAGCACCACAACAGGCCATTCACCATGAACCAAGACATCATAACCGTCCAGATACAGTTCAATCACAACCTGAGGAAAGCGTTGGGGATACACAAATGTTTCCTAGCCTTCAGAATCTGGATGACCTCACAGCCTCCGACTGGTCGTTTCTTAAGGGTCTTTAAGACCCAAGTACTTAAGTATTTAGATAATTTAGGAGTTATCAGTATTAACAATGTAATTAGAGCAGTTGATCATGTATTATGGAATGTATTACATCATGTTGTAAATATAGAACAATCATATTCAATAAAATTTAATATTTATTAATTCGATACTGAATCATAGAAGTAGATCCGTATCTTCAATGTAGCATACACAGGGTTAGAGGCGTGCGTACACGCCATATACAACATCAACGCATTCTCAGTATGATTCTCATACTTCCCAGCCTCTTGCTGGTTGTACACAACATAATTATTAACCCTAATAAACTTCTTCACGAGAGCCTGCTCCTTAGATGCATATTGACCGCCTGTCACAGTTGCGTACCACTTCCTTAATACCTGGTATCTATCACGATGAACATTCTTCACAGTCGCCGTGCTGGGCTCATTATCAAACATGTTAAAAACCTCGCCAAAATCTTGAGGCTTGTCAACGGGCCTACGATCTCTAACAAGAAAAAACATAACACTATTCGTATGATTCTTAGTTTTAATGTTCTCATCCATCCAGATCTTACCCAGAACATAAACGGACTTAACACAAAATCTCTTGCCTACCCTGTGGGTAAGCCCAATACCACGAGTAACATCACTAACACACATGACTTTACCAATGTGCTGGATATCATGTCTGGACTCAAATGACTGGACCTTACATGGGCCTTCACATCCTCTAGGAACATCTGGACTTCTGTACATCCTGTACATCCTGGGCTTTCTGTTCATGGGCCTGTTCGCCCATGCCCTTGCCTTTGTGACGCGGACAATGGGGGCAGCAGCACGGCTCGCATATGGGCTGTCGAAGTTGAGACGGCGGCGTACCTTCGAGGCGGGCGTGGAAATGATTATATCTGCTGGTCGCTTCGACATAATTCCTAGCCCTTATCACTGAAATTAAATCCCGAATTAAATCGAATCCCAGAGTATCTGGGGAATACGTACTTTCTACTAACTGCAAATATTTAACTGCTAACATACACCTAAAACCGTGAACGGTTTCGGGAAACTCGTCAATAACGGATCCCACATATGTGAATGTGAAACACAACTTGCGCACTAAGTTTATAGGGGGGACCATGAAATAATTAGGCTATGAGGAGCCATTCTCATTGGTCCACATGTCATTGTCAGTTAGTGCTCTGTGGGGGCCATAAAAAAAGCGCGGCCATCCGGT